CCGCAGCCTGACGACAAGGCTGCGGTAGAGGCTATCGGAAAGGCGTTGTCGGTGGACGCCAAGCAGTACTTGAGTGTGCCCGCCGGCGTCAAGTTTCATCTGGAGAGCGTGAGCAATTCCAGCGCCGAGGCCCTGCTGCACACGATCCAGTTTTATCGGCTGCTGATGTTGCAGACGATGTTGGCGGATTTTATCAACCTGGGGACCGGGCAGACGGGCTCCTGGGCATTGGGCTCGGACAAGAGTCAGCTCTTCTTGATGGCCATTGATGGGACGCTGGATCGGCTGGCCAACGTGGTCAATGCGCACGGCGTGCCGAGGCTGCTGGCGTACAACCCGCGGATAGCCGGTAAGGCGAAGCTGACGCATACCAAGGTCGAGAAGCCGGCTCTGGGCCAGCTGGGGAGTTGGCTGCAGCAGGTGGGCGATCTGCTGACGTGGACGCCGGAGGACGAGAACTGGATCCGCAAGCGCACGGGCATGCCATCTATCTCGGCGGATCAGCGGGGACGGAAGCCCGTCACGGACGATGCCGGCGATGGAGATGCATCCGGCGGCGCACTCTCGGAATTCGCTGAGCCCGCCGGTTACGACGGCCGTGATCAGGAGCGCAAGAAGCTCGAAGGCGGTTTCGCCGGCGAGATATTGCAGTTCCTGAAGGCTCAGCTAGAGCGTGTGGCGGCTGCGGCGGGCAGCGATCGCGAGGTCGCTGACGACGATGAATTTTGGCAGCGGGAATCGTCCACGTTCCACCAGACGTTCCTGGGCAAGCTGATGACGGTGGTCCGGGCGCTGGTCGGGCTGGCGGTCGAGGATACGACGGCGCAGGTGGGCGGCGGGGCCGACTGGACCGAGGTCAATGCGGCGGCGGCAGCATGGGCGCGCGAATACGTTGACGAGCTGATCACCGGTATCACGGAGACTACGCGCAAGGGCGTCTTCGAGGCGGTGGCTACCTGGATCGAGGCCGGAGCGGAGTTGCCGGATCTGGTAGAGGCGCTGACGCCGACGTTTGGCGAGGTGCGCGCTGACATGATCGCGTCGACAGAGGTCACGCGCGCATACGACGAGGCCAACGAGATCGTGCGACAGCAGTTGGGACTCCCGTCGGCGCTGAAACGCGCGCCGGCGCACCCACGCTGTCGCTGCGCGACCCGGCCGGTACTCTTGCCAAATGGCGAATGGGTCGTGGTCTGGTACACGGTGCGCGACGACCGCGTCTGCAAGCGGCCGCTGAGCACGCCGTGGGGCGGTGCGGCGGGATGTCGCGATCTGCACGGGATGATTGTCAGCGAGAACTATGGCGGGCAGATGCTGAGCGACGTGCGGGCGGCGGTGAAATGATCGGCATCAGCAACCTGGCGGATTTCAAGCGGCAACTGAAAGGCATCCAGGATGCGCTGCAGGCTGAGGCCGAGGGCGGGGCGATGGAGAGGGTGGGCGAGACCGTCCACCAGGCGCTGCTGCTGCTGGCCACGTACGCGGCGGACTATCCGCCGCAGCCAGCGGACAGCGATTACCGCCGGACCGGGACGCTGGGACGGCTGTGGACAACGGCGACGCCGCACATGACGATGAGCGGGCACGTGCTGGATGCCAGGATCGGCAACGCGACGCCCTACGGCCCCTGGGTCCAGGATCCGGAGCGGCAAGGGCGGGTGCACCGCGGCCGCTGGCAGACGACAGATGAGGTGGTCCAGTCCCATCTCGGTGAGGTGGACGCGCTCCTGGCGGGAGCGGGGCTGGACATAGTGGAGCGGGTAGCCGCCCAGGCAGGAGGATGACAGTGGGGACAGCATCGGGATTCTTGTTTGCGGAGTTCGCTGAGGGGCAGCCGGTGGAGTTTCTGCGACTCGGTACGTTCACCGACGCCCACGGGCGGGAGATCGAGATCACGTCGGAGGTCCTGGACGCGATGGTGGCCAATTTCGCGGCCAACCAAGCTGGGCAGGACGTGCCGATCGATGTCGATCATGAGCGCAGCGAGGCTGCGGGTTGGGTTACCAAGCTGTGGCGCGAGGGCGATCGGCTATTGGCCGAGGTGGACTGGAACGAGCTGGGCGAGCGCATGGTCGGGGAAAAGATCTACAAGTATCTGAGCGCCGCGATTGATACGGCGCGCTGGGTATTGACGAGCATTTCGCTGGTTAATTTCCCGGCGGTAAAAGGGCTCAGGCCGGTTGAGCTGGCGGAAGGCCTATATGCCTGGGGAAGGGGCCGGATCAGCGTGGCTGCGTTTTTCCGGGCGCGTATACATCAATCGTTTGCCAGCGTTGCCGACCAGATGGCTATGTCCGGGGTCATATCCGCTGAACAGCGAGCGGCTCTAGGCGGGGCTATCGATGAAGCCACCGACTCCTTCGCCGCGCAGGTTGGCGAGCTGGGGGAATTGCTGATCGAAGCTCCGGGCTTTGAGTCGTATTACTATTCAGAAGTAACAGGAAGGGAGACTGTCGAGATGAATGAGGAAGAGCGGCGTGAGGAACTCCGCCAAGAGATCCTGGCGGAATTGGAGGATAAGCGGAAGGCGCGGACCGAGCTGCGCGAGGAGGTGCGCACTGAGGTCGAGGCGGAACTACGCGAGGAGATGGAGCGGCGCGGGAAGCTGGCCGAGTTCGCCGCGGAGATCTGCGGCGGCGAGGCGGGCCTGAGCACCGATCCGGCCGAGCTAGTCACGCTGATGGCCGGGATGGAAGCGGGAGCCCTGGCAAGGTGGCAGGAGGTGCTGCGGGCCAAGGTTGCTGATTTCTCAGAGACGGGCTCCAGCCGCGAAGGGCGCGATGACTCGAAGGAGCTGCCGGCCGAGCTGGGCGAGCAGTTGCAGGTCTGGATCGATGCCGGGCATGGTGTTGCGGAGTTTTTCAGCCTCAATGCCGATGCCATCGACGGTGCGATGGACGAATATAACCTGACCGAGTTTGACAAGGGCGGCGAGAGCTAGTCCTGGGACGGGTGGCCGGTTCATTACGAGTGCAATTGGAGGTACGAGAGAAATGGCTGATCTGACCAAGGACGCTCCGCTCAGATTCCTGGGAGAGGCGAAGAGCGAGAAGTGGGTGTTGGACAACAGTGCGGCCCAGAGTGTGTTCAAGGGCCAGCCGATGATCATGGATCTGAGCGCGGATACCGTGTATCCCCGCGGGTACGTCGATGCCACTGTGGTGGCAGCGACCGACATCTTCATCGGTATCGCAGCCGAGGCGAAGGCGGTCGCGACAGCGGACACGGAGACCGACAACGAGATCGAGATCTACACGTATCCGACCATCATCGGTTTCAAGTCGAGTGTCTTCACCGACGCCGACGTGGGCGACACGGTCTATATGAGCGACAGCGCCACGCTGAGCGCCACGGCCGCGGATAATCCGCAGATCGGGAAGCTGCAGCGCGTGCTGAACGGCTACGCGTTTGTGCAGTTGGTCACGCCGCAGATCTGCACCGGCGCATAGCGCCGGCGCGTAGCGAGCGACAGTAATCAGTGAATTGAGGGACAGGAGGGCGGGATGATTTCAGGGAATGTACCAAAGCATTTGGTCTCCGGGGCGCGGACGGGATTCCTCGTCGCGACGCGGAGTGCGAAGATGCCGTGGCAGCGCATCGCGATGCAGCTCAACATGGACGGCAAGAGTCAGGACCTCGTGGACCTCGGCGCCGCGCCGATGCCGGTGAAGAGCACGACCGGCCGCGAGATCCAGGACATGATCGAGAAGTCGATCAGCGTTACGCCGGAGGACTGGGAGATCATCGTCTGGATCAGCCAGAACGCGATCGACGACGACCGGACCGGGGAGTTGGACCGAAAGTCGCGCGGCGCAGGGATCAACTTCCAGCGCCACATCAACAAGCGCGTCTTTGAGGTCCTGAACGGCGGTGACGGGAGCACCTACGGGGCCTGCTATGACAGCTCCGACTTCTTCGACGACGACCACGCGGACGCCGGCGCCCACTACAACACGGATCAGGACAATGAAAACGCCTTGACCCTGAGTCTGGACAACTTCGAGACTGTCTATGTGGCCGCACAGCAGTTCGTGGACGATCAGGGGGAGTACACGGAGTACATGTATAACCTGCTGACCGTGCACCCGTCGAACGAGCGCATCGCGTCGCAGATCTGCACCAACGAGTGGTCGTATGACGGGGCCAATCGCGAGCGCAATCCCTACGACGGGAAGATGAGCTATATCGTGTCGTCGAATCTGGACACGACCGCGTGGCATCTGATCGCTGCCGATGAGGATATCAAGCCGATCATCGTGGCGATGCGCAAGCAGCCGACGCTGCAGGATGCATGGTTCGATCCGTTGCAGCCCGACGGCGGCCGGAATTACTTCAAATTCCACGCCCGGTACGAGATGTACTACGGCGACTGGAGGCTGGCGGCCCAGGGTAACACGTAGGCCTGCGGCTTGATGAGAGTCTTTGCCTACTGCACAGCAAGCGCGCGGCGGGCGGTGAGTGCGGCGACCGGGGTGTCGCCACTCTCATCGCCGCCGGTGCCGGCGGGGATGTTCGAGCCGCGGTGGCTAGGGGGGCACGATCTGTTGTACTTCCGGCTGCACGGGAAGCCTGGCGCAAATGCCTGGTACAACGACGCGGGATCCGCGGCGCTGACGGAAGACCAGGTGCTGGCGGCGGACCTTGGCGGAGCGGTGGTGGTCGTGGCGAACTGCTACGGCGACCAGGGCCCGATGGCCCGGGCTCTGTACGCAGCCGGCGCCGCGGCGGTGATCGCCGGGGCTGGGCCTAACTACGCAGCCGTGAGGCGGGTGGTGGGCGCGGATCTGCTGGTGCGGTGGGTGATCCTGGGCTTGCGGATGGGGCTGGGTGTTGATCGAGCGTTGAGTCTGGCGCAGATGCGCCTGAAGATGAGCAGTTGGCGCCCGAGCGATCGGGACGCTGCACAGTTTGTGGTGCTAGGGAGGCGAGATGTCGAGGAAAGAGACGTGGTTTAGGGCCGGGCTGGTGGTGGCGGTCGCGATGGCGCTGCTGTTCAGCGCGCTGGCGTTCGTCGAGTCGCAGACGCAGATCCAGGAGATGAGTGCGTCGGGCTATCTGCTGGCGCTGGACGATGGCACGGGCACGGTGCAGTTCAGCGTTACGGACGCCGGTGTGGTGAGCGCTGCAGATTTCTCGGCGACGGATGATCTGATAGCGGCGGATGACGCGACGATCGGGGGCGACCTGGTCGTAACCGATGCGGCTGACGTGGGTGGATTGCTGAATTACGGCGCCAACAACATGTATCCGCTGGGCTATGGCACATCGGGCCAGGAGATCGTCTGCGCGACAACTACAATCACCGGCGAGAATCAGGCGGTGACCGTAACTGGCATCACGACGGTGACCTACGGCTTCGCGTGGTTGATCACGGATCCTGGGACCGGTGACGGCGATCCGTATATGGTGACAACGGATGCAGCGCCCGGAAACGGCACGATTGTGGTCAATGTATGGCAGGATTCCGCTACCGCCGCGAGCTCGGGGGCGGCGATCGGCTACTGTGGTATCGGCGACGAATAGGAGGGTTACTAATGGCCAAGCTATTTATGGTGCGCGTGCGGCCCGACTATCGCTGGCGGATGGCGCGCGTGGCGGGGCGTGAGTTTTCCAAGGCGCCAGAGGTCCTGAACGAGGCGTATGTCAACGATGAGATGCGCGCGTCGGACCTGTTGGTGATCGAGCCAGCCGGCGAGACGGAGCCAGCCGGCGAGACGGAGCCGGTCAAGAAACCGTCGTCGAGACGTACCTCCAAGAAAGCGCCGAAGGCGCCCCCGGAGGGTGGCGATGGATAGGCCTGTGCATGCGGCGAATCTTGGGGCCGAGGCCGTTGCGGCGAGCACGCCGTATGTGTTGGTCGACCTATCGGACGTGACCAACTTCCCGCACACCAAGACCCAGGAGCTCCATCTGCTAGGATTGATCCTGGAGGCGGAGAAGGCCTCGGATGGGGCGTTCGATATCTGGGTGGGCGTGGTTACGGAGAATGACGCGGCTAACGGCTCGGTCCAGTGGGTGCACGTCTTCCATCTGGAATCGGTCATCAATCCGACGGACAGCACCGATCGGTCGCGTGCTG